AGCTATAGTCGAACCAACCGAAGAGACTGATAAAGAATCTTCAAAATAACTAACTCGGCTAGGTATAAAAGCCTAGCCATTTTTCTAAAGGAGATAGAATGCAAGAACAAAGTAAATTCGTACGACACAAATTACCTTGCCCATCATGTGGTGGCTCTGACCCTGTGTCTATGAACGAGGACAAGTCTGCTCATTGCTTTAGCTGTGAGACACACTTCCCTAATTATATTGATGCTTGTGATGGTAAAATTATGGACACAAATCCTAAACCTAAAGTAAGTAATACTTTTCTCAACACATATACTGGTAGCTTTGGTGCTCTTACAGACAGATGTATTTCTGAAGACACAGCTAAGAAGTATGGAGTAAGAAGAGTAGTAAGTACAGACAACAAAGTATCTCAACACATCTATCCATTCTTCAATGGTAACGAAGTGGTTGGTACTAAGACACGTTTTGTAGACAACAAGAACTTTGCATTTGCAGGTACGTATGAAGGCACTGGTTTATTTGGGGAACAGTTGTTCCGAAATACTGGTGGTAAGTATCTGACAATTGTTGAAGGTGAATGTGATGCTATGGCTGCTTATGAATTAATGCAGTCAAAGTGGGCATGTGTCTCGTTAAAGCGTGGTGCATCAGGTGCTGTCAAAGATATACGAGAAAGCATTGAGTTTGTTGAATCATTTGATAACGTAGTGTTATGTTTTGATAATGACAAGGCAGGTAAAGAAGCAGCTAGAAAGGTTGCTCGTATATTAAAACCCGGCAAGGCTAAGATAGTTACACTACCTAATGGCTGTAAAGATGCTAACGATATGCTTAGACAGAAGAAGTTTCAAGACTTCATGTCTGCATGGTGGGAAGCTAGAACCTACACACCATCAGGTATCATGGACTTATCTGCTAAAAAATCTGAGTGGTTACACCGAGAGACTAAGGAGAGCATAGCTTATCCTTGGGAAGGTCTCAACAAGAAACTATTTGGTATGCGTAAAGGTGAGCTTGTAACTCTTACAGGTGGTACAGGACTAGGTAAGTCTAGTGTAACTAGAGAGCTAGAACACTGGCTTATTAAAAATACTGAAGACAACGTAGGTATTGTAGCCCTTGAAGAGAACTGGTTACGAACTGCTGATGGTATCATATCCATTGAAGCTAATGATCGAGTGTATCTTAACGAGAGACGAGAACAGTACAGTGAAGAACAACTAACTAATCTGTTTGATAAAGTCATACCCAAAGGTCGTGTGTTTATTCATGCCCATCTTGGGGTCACAGATATTGATGAAGTATTTTCTAAGCTACGATATATTATTGTAGGCTGTGAATGTAAGTGGGTGGTTGTAGATCATCTACATATGTTAGTCAATGTCATGGGTGAAGGTGATGAACGTAGAGGTATTGATTCACTGATGAATAGATTACGTAGTCTTGTTGAAGAGACGGGTGTAGGTATGATACTGGTATCCCATTTACGTAGAGCATCAGGTGATAAAGGACATGAGCAAGGGATTGAAGTATCTCTTTCACACCTCAAAGGTTCAGCAGGAATAGCACAACTATCTGATTGTGTGATTGCACTAGAACGTAATCAACAAGCAGAGAACCAAGACGAAGCTAACACTACGAAGGTACGTGTACTTAAATCAAGATACACAGGTGATACTGGACTAGCCTGTAGCTTACGTTACAACAACGAAACTGGTAGACTCTTTGAGTTATCAGAGGAGGAAACATTTGACAACACAGAATTCTAAAATTATATTTGACATAGAGTGTGATGGTCTCAAACCAACAAAGCTACATTGTATTGTAGCCAAAGAAGTTGGTGGTGAGGTATATGAGTTTACACCTGACAGACTAGCAGAAGGAATAGAGTTTCTGAGTAATGCCGGTACACTAATCGGACACAACATCTTACGCTTTGATCTGGATGTTATTAAGAAACTAACTGGTGTAGATTTATATCACAAGAACATTGAAGATACTCTTGTTATGTCTAGGTTGTTTAAACCTATTCGAGAAAACGGACACAGTTTAAAGACATGGGGTTATCGAGTTGGCTTTGCTAAACAAGAACAACCTTTAGACTTTGACGAGTATACACCACAGATGCTAGAGTATTGTGTCAACGATGTTAAACTCAATGAGTTAGTTTACTATACATTACTTAATGAACAAGTCGGGTTTAGTCAACAGTCGATTGATCTTGAACACAGAGTTGCTCGGATAATGTCTGACCAAGAAAACAACGGGTTCAAGTTTGATGAACGACAGGCTACAACTTTACTGGCTGAACTTAAAACTAAGATGAATGAAATAGTCGAGGAAGTACAACGAACATTCAAACCTAGAATGGTTGATGTAAAATTGGTTGTACCTAAGTTCAAAAAAGATGGTGAGTTATCTAAGTCAGGCTTACGAGTTGAAGAATATGATAACTGTATAGCTACAAAAAACTACAAACCATTCATGCGACAAGAACTTAAAGAGTTTAATTTAGGTAGTCGTAAACAGATTGGTGAGTATCTTGTTGAAGTAGGTTGGAAACCTAAACGTTTTACACCTACAGGTCAGCCGATTGTAGACGAGGGTACTCTTAAAAAGATTACTCACATACATGAAGCTAAACTAATTGCAGACTTCCTGTTGTATCAAAAGCGTATAGCTCAAATACAATCTTGGTTGGATGCACTAGAAGATGATGGTAGGGTACATGGATCAGTAATTCCGAACGGAACTATTACTGGTCGTATGTCTCACAATCATCCAAACATGGCACAGATACCAGCAGTATACAGTCCCTTTGGTAAAGAGTGTAGAGCTTGTTGGACTGTAGACGAAGGTAATGTTCTACTCGGGGTTGATGCTTCAGGGTTAGAACTTAGAATGTTAGCACACTATATGAACGATAAGGAGTATATACATGAGGTGGTCAACGGAGACATACACACAACTAATCAAAAACTTGCAGGGCTTGAATCAAGAGATACAGCAAAGACTTTCATCTATGCCCTCGTATACGGAGCAGGAGATGAAAAGATTGGGAGTGTGGTTGGAGGATCAAGAAAGCAAGGTAAAGAACTTAAGCAACGCTTTCTCGATAATCTCCCCACATTTAAAACTCTTAAGGACAAGGTACAAGGAGCTGCAAAACGAGGATACTTAATGGGAATAGATGGTCGTAAGATTTATATACGACACGAACATGCTGCATTAAATAGTTTACTACAAGGTGGTGGTGCTATTGTAATGAAGAAGGGACTAGAGATACTTGAAGCAAGACTTAAAATAACTGGTGTACCACATAAGTTTGTAGCCAACATTCATGACGAATGGCAGATTGAAGTACCGGCATGTAATGCTAACAAGGTAGGACAACTTGCAGTGGATAGTTTAAAACAGGCAGGAGAACATTTCAATATGAGATGTCCTCTTGATGGTGAATATAAAATAGGAGGAGACTGGAGTGAGACACATTAAAGATAGAAGCAGAAAAGGAGACTTGGCTGAATACTATGCTGTAACTTGGTTATGGGATAATGGTTATGAAGTGTTTAAAAACACAGGTTGTTCAGGTCCAATAGATTTAATTAGTATAAAAGATGGAGAAATAACTCTTGTAGATGTTAAAAGTATGTCGATAAACTATAATTTAACAACTGAAAATAATACAGTATATAGAAATAAACGTGTTAGGACTAAAGCACAAGAAAAATTAGGTGTAAGACTGTTATCATTTAACCCCAAAACTAGAAAATTAAAATGGATTAATCATGAAAAATAAGAAAGAACTTGACAACTTGGTGACGGACAACTATAATAAGTTTAAGTCTGAATCAGGACACTGGTATACCCAAGAGGGTGAGCCTATGTATACCATCATAGGTGCTAATGGTAAAGAAAGAAACACTACACTCAGAGATGCTAAGTCTTTAGGTTTAGTTCCGTCTGTGACAACCATTATGGGTATCATAGCCAAGCCATCTTTGGAGACTTGGAAACAAAAACAATTACTCAATTCTTTTCTTACCTTAGAACAAGGAGAGGACGAAACGATTGAATCTTTTTACTACAGATGTCAAACAGATTCTAAACAAGTTGGTATCCAAGCTGCCCAGCAAGGTACAAAAATACATGGGATGATTGAGAAAGGGTTCTTAGGTAAAACTAAAACCAAACCTTACAAAGCAATCAAGAAATACTTGGATGAAACTTTTCCAAACGAAGAATGGATAGCAGAAGATTCTTTCTGTGCTGATGCAGGTTATGGTGGTAAGATAGACTTGTATTCTAAGTCAGGAATATTTATAGACTTTAAAACAAAAGATAATTTAAAAGGTAAAGACCCAGCTAAGTTAGTGTTTGATGAACATGGTATGCAGTTGTCAGCTTATGCTCAAGGCTGTGGCTTTGATGATGTTGAACGAGTATCTATATTTGTAGACAGAAAAGATACAGGTTTGGTTCTTCCGTTTATTTGGGACAGAGAATCACAAAGCAAACACTTAGGAATGTTTAATGCTATGCTAACATACTGGAAGTTAGTTAAGAACTATGACTCATCTAGGCTTGTATTATAATGATAGGTTTTATAA